TCACTTCGCTGAGGAAATCTTTTGTACCAGTTCCTCGTATAAATCCGTCGTTTCGGCGGCTTTTTTATTTGTGTAAAAAACGGTGGGGCCATCTTTGGTGGTGACTTTTAAAATAGGTGTCGAGTTTATGTCCACGAACATTCTGGCAGGATCACCAGCAACGGTAAATTTACCGATTTGGTAACTGGCGGTTCCTACACCCATGGTACGAACACGAGGCGATGGCAAAGCTTCGATCAATTCCACCGTCTCTATATCTGCCAAAGAGACCGTTGTTTTCCCAGTCATTGGTGCATCGAAGGTGACTTCTTGTCCTTGCACTTCACCGGTGATCGCATCAGGAGCGAAATCTAAACGATACATCGGAATGATGGTACCGACCATTAATACAAGTAAGAAGACAGCGGTGATACCTGAGACGATTTGTCCGCTACGTTTGCCTAGATTGATGCCGATATTCATCCCAACACGGTCAGGAACGAACAGTCGCGCATCATTAGGATTGATGTAAAAACCATATCGCCAGTAAGCATCTTCACCATAATAGCGCGGTTGTCCTGCTGGTTCTAAGAGCTGATCTTGTTTTTTACGCAGATCTAGCAACAAGAAGAAGGTAAAGACGATCAAGAAAACAACCAAAACAACAAAGAGCACTAAGAGGATAGTACTGAATGCTCCAGTAGCAGACATGGATGCCAGCGGGACAGTCAACAAGAGTAGCGTAATGGTACAAGTGACAGCGATCAATAAGGACCAATAGCGCTTTGTTAAATCATTGATGTGCTGGTCGATAGCTGAATCACCGCTGATCCCGCGAACGGGTAAGCGGCTGATGATCACCCAGAGATAGACGAACAGCGCAAAAATTGCTAAGGAGACGCCGCCCATCAAGTATCCTGTAGAAAGATCAGGCAACTGCCATGCTTGGTACAAACTGATCATCAACAAAATCCCCGCAGGAACGAGGCTATACCACGGCAGCATCCGTTTATTTTTGGCTTGAACGAGTTTTGTATCGATCCGAATCGGATCGATGGGTAGTTCCCATCCATTGGCAAGGATCAATTGCCGCATTTTCCCGATGAAATGCACTTGCACCAGGTAAGCTGTCCCCAGCAAAGCGGCCATATAAAGCCAGAACAGGGTAAGGATGATGGAGTCAGATAAATTGAACAAAAAAAGGAGACTTGCTACACTAAATGTACCAACGATTTGTAAGATACGCTTGCGAAATTCTGTGATCAAGCTGTGGACGCTAGGATCATCCAGATGCTCAGGGGCAAGGGTATTTTCGAGTAAAACATTTTTGTGGGGTTTACTGATCAAGCGTAAACCAAAGGCAGTCGTCCCGCAGAGTACAAGAGCAATAATGAAAAAAAGATAGGTCATTTGCATTCATTCCTTTCAGGAAATTGGTCCAGCAGTTGTTGAACATCCGTTAAAAGCGCTTGCTTGCTTTTGCCGTGTAAGAGAGCGGTTGCTAGCTGCAACTGCAAGTTTTGGCGATACTCCGCTTCTTGTCCAGAAGTAAACGGTGGTGGTGCGGCAACGGCGGTTCCTTTACGGCGATCCGTGACTAACAAGCCTTCTTCTTTGAGGGAATTGTAGGCTTTTGAGATCGTCATGGTATTGATGCCGATCTCTTCGGCTAATTGACGGACGGATGGTAGCAATTCGCCAGCGGATAAATCGCCTTTTGCGATACCGACAATGATCTGTTCCCGCAACTGCTGGTAGATCGGTTGGTTGCTTTGGTTTTGAATATCAAATATCATCGAAGACAGCTCCTTTGTATTATATATATTAATACAAAGTATACAAAATAGCAACTGGTAATCAAATGAACAAGAATCGTTAGAAAAAAGTAAATAGCTTGTTACAGTTCTGTTTCATGGATCAGGTATCCTTTGACAGATACAACTTAGAGGAGGAACTTTTTATGAGCCAATCGCAAAGAACGGCTTACTTTGATAATGCAAAATTTTTACTGATGATCTTGGTCGTCTTCAGTCACTTGCTGCAGCCTTTTATCGGCGATCAGAAGTTTTATCATGACCTATATTATTTTATCTTCACTTTCCACATGCCAGCTTTTGTTTTTCTGGCTGGGTACTTTGCCAAACCATTGACGAAGGGACACAAGCTTCGTGAGTTGATGAAAAAGTTCTTGCTGCCTTATGTCTTCTTTCAGGTGTTTTACACTGTCTATTACTGGTTGATCGGTCTACGGGAGTCGCTAAAAATCCAACTGTTGAATCCGCAATGGGCACTTTGGTTTTTGCTTAGCATGTTCTTTTGGCAGCTCTCGCTGTTGATCTTTCAAAAAATGTCCAAAAAGCAGGCGATCCTGCTGAGTATTGGCTTGAGCATCTTTGCTGGCTACGTGCCGTTTTTAAATCAAGTGTTGACCTTGCAGCGGACCTTTGTCTTTTTGCCGTTTTTCATTATCGGGTTTTATTTTCCCAAAAATGAGATGCGCTTTTTATTGAAACCAAAGATTCGAACCATCAGTTTGCTTTTCCTACCGATCATCTACACCTTTATCGCGTTTTTTCATGGGATGAACAAGTACATGGTTTTTGGTTCCAAGCCTTATGATGATTACTTGAGCTATCCGTTGTTCGGCGGTCCCTTGCGTGCGGTCTTTTTCGTGATCGGGCTGATGGGGATCATCGGTTTTCTGAGCCTCGTGCCCAGAGAGCACCTGTTTTTTACGAAGTGGGGCAAAAACACACTGCTGGTCTATCTTTTACAGGGGATCTTCATCAAGGGCTTGCGGGCATTAGCGATCACCGACTTGAACCTGTCGGTATTAGGCTTTGTGACGTTGGTGTTAGCCAGTGTTTTACTGACGATCTTGCTAGCTAGCCGCCCGATCCGCTTCCTGTATGCACGATTTGAACGAGGACTATCCTTTGTTTTACTTGGCTTTTTGCTTTTGATGCTAACTCTTTAAATCCTTGATACGAGCAACCGCTCTTAGAAAGATGATTTTTTCATTTTTCTAGGAGCGGTTGTTATTTGAGAGGCAGAGGCGTAAAATGGAAGGAACGGAAAGTGAAAGGATGAAGAAATATGTCAGAAATTTCAAAAAAGACCACCGCTGCCTTTGCGCAAGCGTATCAAGACAATAATAAACAAACGGCACTACAACGGAGTGTTGTGAAAAATGGGATCACCGCTTCTGCGGAAAACGTGTCAGCAAAAGTCAACAATGTGCCAGTTTTTTCAGTTGATGTGACAACCGGGAAAGTCTCAAACCAAAAACAATCAGGCCGCTGCTGGATGTTTGCCGCATTGAATACATTCCGTCATAAGATGTTGAATGATTTCAATCTAAAAGAATTTGAATTGTCGCAAAACCATACCTTCTTTTGGGACAAATACGAAAAAGCCAACTATTTCTATGAAAATATTTTAGCAACTGCTAACGAGCCTTTAACAAGTCGCAAAGTTGCTTTCTTATTGCAAACACCACAACAAGATGGTGGGCAATGGGACATGATCGTTTCGATTTTCCAAAAATATGGTGTCGTGCCAAAAACGGTCATGCCAGAAAGCAGCAACTCTTCCAATTCTCGTGACCTAAACAATTACTTGAACAAAAAACTGCGTAAAGATGCGGTTGCTTTGCGTCAGCTAGTGGCTGAAGGCAAAACAGCTGAAGACATCCAAACAGCCAAAGAAGCGATGTTGGAAGATATTTATCGTTTCTTAGCGACTTCTTTAGGCACACCGCCAGAAACCTTTGATTTTGAATACCGTGATGAAGACAAAAACTATCACATTGATCGCAACTTAACACCGCAAAGCTTTTATGAAAAATATGTCGGGGTGGACCTTGACGATTATGTCAGCATCATCAACGCACCAACTGCCGATAAACCTTACAATCAATCGTATACCGTAGAAATGCTAGGCAACGTGGTTGGCGGCAAAGAAGTCAAATACTTGAACGTCGATATGCCGACCTTCAAAAAATTAGCGATCGCTCAATTGGAACAAGGGGAGTCCGTGTGGTTCGGTTGTGATGTCGGTCAATCTTCTACCAGAGATACTGGGATCATGGCATTAGATGCCTATGATATCAACGACTTATTTGATATCGACTTTACGATGACCAAAGCAGAACGCTTAGATTTTGGCGAAAGCTTAATGACCCATGCGATGGTCTTGACTGGCGTTGACTTGATCGACGGCGAATCAACCAAATGGAAAGTCGAAAACAGCTGGGGTGAAAAAGTCGGAACGAATGGCTTCTTCGTCATGAGCGATGCATGGATGGATGAATACACCTATCAAATCGTGGTTCGCAAAGAATTCCTGACAGCAGAACAATTGGCTGCCTTTGAAGCAGAACCAACGGTCTTAGCACCTTGGGATCCAATGGGTGCATTGGCATAGCAAGGGATACAGGCTTCAGCCGTGAAAAAAGGGCGGAAAAAGGGCAAAATGATTTGAAATAAAAAAAAGAGATGGACTTGGTTATAATTCGTTTAGAGTTTTGACCAAGTCTGTTTTTTGCTTCTTGGTTACATGCATATAAATCTTTTCTGTGGTTTCTCTATCTTCGTGACCCACTCTGTCCATGATGACTTGGATAGGTACATTTTTTTCAGCTAACATGCTGATATGTGTGTGACGAAAAACGTGAGTGCTAACTTTTGTGTCTGTGATAAATTCTATTTGGTGGTCATTGAGAAAACCATTAATGGTTCCAAGGTCATACGGACGGTCATTCGACGTGACAAATAAAAAATCGTTGTTTTTCTTCTTTAGAAAATGATTATGATACATTCTATCTTTTAATATTTGAATAGCTGCGTCGCCAAGTTCTATGGTCCGGAATGATTTTCTAGTTTTTGGAGGAACTTTCTTTCCTCTAGTTCGACTGCGATTTGCATGATCGTAAGTACCGTGGATGTCTAATAAAAAGCCATCATGAAAGTTTTTAGACTCAAGGGCAATAACTTCACCAAAGCGCATACCTGTATGAAATTGCAATTCAAGTATTTGTGTATACAAAGGATTATACTCGTTTAGCACTTTGAATATTTGCTCAACTTCTGTCTTTTCTAAGTATCTAGGAACTTGTTCCTTTGTAAGATCATCCACTGTTTTTGCAGGTGTTACTATTTTAGAAAGATTGATTGCATCAAGATTCTTAATGTAGCGCTTTTTATAAGCTAAATGAAATGCGCCTCGAATGATTGCTCGGAATCTCTTTATGTAGCTTTTTTCGTACTCAAAGTCAAAAATCATGCGATCATAAAAATTTTGTAGATCTTCGAAGGTGATATCTTGAATTAATCTATCTTTTTCAATAATCATAAATTCATTAAGTAGACCATCTATTCCGTAACTATAGCCTGATATGGTAGAGCCTTTTTTTCTATCTTTTGATTTAGGATCCTGTATCATATCAAACCATTCCTGAATCATGTCCTCCAGTGTTTTGTCATTTGGTATAATACCTTCGCTTTTGATTAGGAATTCAAGCTGTCTTTTTTCTTCGTATTCATTCATAATTTTTGCAATACGTTCACTCAAAGCACGACGAGCTGCATTTTCTGCTTGCTTAGTATTCTTTGACATTGTTGTAGAAACTTTTTTTATTTTCCCCGTTTCAGGATCAGTGTATCTTTCACGGTACTGATAGACAGTATTTCCTTTTTTATCTGTAATTGTTTCCATCCACATTTTTGTTTCCTCCTATTTTTTGATAAAATAGGTATAACAAATAGACCTATTTGTTTGTTGCTTAACACGATCATACTCTTGGCGGGGTGTATCGTGTTTTTTTACATTCCGTATTCCAGAAAGGCCTCTCGAACAATAGGGGCCATTTTCATGTCCAGCTCATTCTCTTCGATAAAATTAACGTAATTTAATGCAGCAGGGTTAATTTCGGCCAGGCACATATATTGTCTAACTAAATGTCGAATCATGAATTCCTCTGCTTCATTCTCCATTTTGTCATGCATACTAAAGGTTGTATGATATAGGGATTCGTTTCCTTGGTGATGTGCTGCATGGCCTAATTCATGCAATAGCGCTTTTGTCATTTCAAATTCATTAAGATTAGAATTTAATACAATTAAATTGATCTTTGGAATGTAGTGTCCTGAGTCATCCACTGATGAGTTGTAAATAATGTTCACACTTAATTCATCTATAATTTCCTTAATCTGCATGTCCATCTTCCACACCTACTTACCTTTAGAATTCAGGTACCCTTCGATAATCCCCTTAAGGATTTCTCTGTCGTTATCCGTTATAGGTTGGCCAGAATAGGACATAACCGAAGAAAGAGCCTCCTCTATTTTTTCCTCATCTGTTAGTACATCTGAAAAATCATCTTCCGGAGTAGAAGCAGGCCATGGGTCCATTCTATCTGTACGGCCTAAGAGATAATCAGTGGATACATTAAAGTAATCTGCAACCTTCTCTAAAACCGCGGTGTTAGGTTTTCTTGTATCCCATTTACCTATAGTTCCGTTTGAAATATTCAATTTTCTTTCTAATTCAGCTAATGTTGATTTACGTTGATCTGCTAGTTTTTTCACACGTTCTTTTGTATTAATAAAATCAGTCATTTTTATATCCTCACTTTTTTTAGAATAAAAACTATTGACAAATAGAATTAAGTCTATTAAACTGAGGGTGTGCTTGAGGGAGCGCGTCAACTTAATGTCTTAATTCGATTTGTAAAATACAATGAGATACCAGAAGTTTGCCTTCAAGGGGTCTCTGTATACTCATGATAGAATTTATTCTATCTATTGTCAAGTCGGATAGCCATTTTTGTTAGAAAAATTTCTATTTAGAAAGGAGAATAAAAATGATATATGACAAAATCAAACAGCTTGCAGATCAACAGGGCATGTCGATCGCAGAACTCGAAAGAAGCTTAGAGCTTTCAAATGGGATGATTAGCAAGTGGGCAAAGTTTTCACCAAACTCAACTAATTTGTATAAAGTAGCTAAATTTTTTGGTGTATCGATGGAAAGCTTGCTGGACTGCGAAGGGAAGGTAATTGATGATGCCAAGACCCATTCAGATTGACCTTGATGCAGTTGAACAAAACCCTGATCGGGTATCCATAAAGTATGGAAACAAAGCTGTTGTTCAGAAGATGTATTCAATTACAAAATCAAGTTTAGAAAAATGGTTGGCCTTGATGCAAGACACACCTCAGTTTTCATCAGGGGTGATTCATCCAACACATAAGGTAGTTTTAATCGAATTGGATGTATTCGATCAGTTTGTTCGATGGATGGATAAGAATCGATATAAGAGGAGGTAATTGCATGAAAAAGAAATGGCTAGCAACGTTGCATAGCGATTCCTTATATAAAACTCGGCAGTTGCAGGCAATCAGCTATGCAAGCTTGCTACTAAATATTGTCCTGGTCTTGCTTCTACTTTGGATAATTGAAGGGAGGTGAAAAAAGAATGAGACAAAGAGCATGGAAAGACCAAGAAGTTGAATTGTTAAAGAAGAAAGTGAAGTTTGACGAATTTGGCTTTGTTAGTAACACTTCAGAACTTGCAGGATTATTTAACAGGGCTCCGAAGCAGATTGCTAGCAAGGTTGAACTTCTTAGGAAAAAAGGTGTGCTACCCACTATCTATTATGATGATCCTCTTTACCCGATTAGAAGAATCTACTCTGATCAAGAGGATAAATTCATTGTCAATGCTTTGAAATCCGGTGCATATGCAGAAGATATCGCAAAAGCTTTAGACAGAAGTACCCGATCGATTTATCACAGGATTACTAAACTGCGAGAAAAATATGATATCAATTATCGCCGCGCGAGATGGTCAAAAGAAGAAGATACAAAAATTACGACACACATCAAATTTGATCAATATGGATACTTAGCAAACGTGAATGAGTTGATGCATATGACTGGAAGAAGCAGAATTGCAGTCTACAAAAGAGTAGAACTATTGAGAAAATCTGGTGCTATCGAAATTTTACCCGATCGATCGCATGCCAACGAAGCATCAAAAGCAGTTTTTGATTATTACTACCAGATTCAGATTTGTTCAAAACAAAAAGAGCCTACACCAGTTCCCGCTAGTGTAGACCAACAATAAAAAATTAAATTCATTCAAGGAGAGTATAGCACAATGAAATCAAAACCTCAAAACACCTATCGTCATTTACTAAACTTCGTTGCAAATTCGTCCTCACGTCCTATTCTAAACGGTTTCCACTATACGCAAGATGGAGATATTGAAGCAACAAACGGGCATATCTTATTACGCTTGATAAGTGCAATCGATTTAAGGGTTGATCCATTGCCAGATATGGTTTTACATCCGAAAGAAATGAGAGAAATACAAGGGACTTATCCTGAAGTATCTAGGTTATTCCCTTCGAATATCGAGGCTACGTGGTTATTGACACCTGAAGAGGCAGCGAAGATCGCTAAATTCTTAAAAGGATTTGAAAAGAACAGTTTGGTTAGTGTATCTGTTCAGGATAAAAGCTTTCACATTAGTAACACAGTGATCAGTTCTGATTTTCAACTTGCGGATTACGTAACCGGAGACAGTGATGGTATTAGCCTGACGTTTAACTGTACGTATCTGAGTTATGTTATGGCGTTCATTGCAGATTGTGGTATCGGCGTCACAGAGTTGCTTGTATCTGGTTCTTTAAGACCAATGGTTTTCAAGGTTGAAGGACTGTTTCAAGGTCTTATCGCTCCAGTTAGAACAATGAACTGATGTTATTCATTCGATTCAACAAACGATAGTTAGTTATCTTAATAGTTTCTTATATTCCATGATTATTTACGATAACCAACTAAGAATAATAAACGGATAGTGTAACCGCCGTTAGAACACAACTTAAGACCTTTAAATCTGATGAAGTTAGTGAGTCAGTTATTTATGCGGATAACCAACTCAGTTGTTTTTATCGTTATTTTAAAACTGTTATCAACTTGAAATGATAAATGTTATGGATGTATGGTTTGTTATGTATTAAAACTTAGGAGGAAAAATAATGTCAACTAAAATTACAACAACAATTGAAGCAGAAACAGTTAGTGAGTACGAAGAAGTGGTCAAAGCCCTTTATGGTCAAGTAGTTCATGAAGGACAACAAGTTACACATAAAGCTAAAGGTGCAACAACTGAAGTGCCAGAAAAACAGGAAAAGCAGGTTGAAAAAAAAGCTTCAAAATCTAAAAAAGAAGATAAGAAACTGGCAGAAAAAAAGCAAGAGGACTCTACGGACTTGATCTCAGACACCGAACCATCCACAACTGGGGAAGTTCAAGAGCCTACTGAAAAAGTGGGTCAAGAAGAACCTGAAAAATCGATTACAGCCGGACAACATCTTGGTGCGACAAAAGCAGATGTACAAGCAGCAATGAAAAATGCAATGGACAAAAAGAAACGGGAAGCCATTCTCACTGCTTTCGGTCGCTTCAATGCAGGCAAGTTGTCCGATCTGAAAGAAGAAGACTACTCCGCCTTTATTACTGACCTAGAAGCATTGGTAGGTGAATAAGGATGCCCGTAGGAAGTCATGCCCTTTTAGGAGCCAGCAGTGCGCATAGGTGGTTGATTTGTCCACCTATCGCACGATTAGAAGAACAATTCAAAGATCGAGGCAGTTCGTTTGCTGAAGAAGGGACTGCCGCCCATGAACTGGCAGAGCTAGCTTTGGCCAAACGATTCAAGTTGATGGCCACCCGTTCAGTAAATGCCAAATTGAAAAAGTTTCGATCTGAAAACAGCTACTATGATCAATCCATGGAAGATTATGTTGAAGCTTACTGTGATTTGGTTGAAGAACGGGTCAACCATTATCAAGATGCTGTGATCGAACTTGAACAAAAAGTAGATTTTACAAAATGGGTACCCGAAGGATTTGGTACCTCGGATGTGGTCGTGTTGGCAGACAATACGATTGAAATCGTTGATTTGAAGTATGGCAAAGGCGTACCTGTTGACGCGTATCTTAACCCGCAGTTGATGCTGTATGCACTTGGGGCGGTAGATAAATACGACATCATTTATGAGTTTGAAACGGTGCGTATGACAATCGTTCAGCCCCGTTTAGATAATGTCTCAACTTTCGAGATTGACAAAGAGGAGTTACTTTACTGGGCCGACAACTATGTAGCGCCACGGGCAGCACAAGCCTGGGAAGGTACGGGAGAATGGACAATCACTGATGACGTAGTCAAATTTTCTAAGGTTCGAGCGCAACTGCGGTTACGCGCAGAAAGAAACTTTTCGCTAGTCGATAAACACGAATTAAAGGAATCACCTCTCCTGACAAACGAAGAGATTGCTGAAATTCTTGATCGGGCACCTGAAATTAAAAAGTGGTTAGATCACGTTGAACAGTACGCACTGAATAAAGCGTTGACGGAAGGCGAGGAGTTTCCGGGATGGAAAATTGTCGCTGGACGAAGTAACCGAAAAATCAGTGATGAAGAATCCTTGCTCTTCCTACTTGAAGCAGAAGGCTTTGATGATGATGAAATTCTCAAACCTCGTGCATTACAGGCAATTGGGCAGTTAGAAAAAGTTGTTGGTAAAAAGAAATTTGCAGAACTGGCTTGTGATTTTATCGTGAAGCCAGAGGGCAAGCCTGTGCTTGTTACTGAAAAGGACAAGCGGCCAGCGCTTAATAGCATGGAAGATGCGTTAAATGATTTTGAAGGAGTGGGCTGACAATGCCGAAAAAACAGGAAAAGGCCATTGTTTTTCAAGGAGAAGGGTATCAGATCATCCGGTCCGATCCCAGAAACTTAGAATTGCACGTATTGCGAAGTAACAGTGAAGGAAAAATGGTGTATCAATTTGTCGGGTATTATCCCACTATCGAACATTGCTTGGGTAGTGTTGTACGAAATGCTTATCTGCTGGATGAATCAACGACCCATGATGTGAAAAGTTATTTGAAGTCGATGGAATCTGCAAGGGAATCTATTCTGCGCAGTATCCATGATCACCTGGAAAAGAATAAACCGGAAGTAAACGACATCGAAGACGATTTGTTTAACTAAAAAAAACGAAAAGAGGAAATTATAATGGCAAAAGTGAATGGAACGAAAGTAATTACAAATAAAGTACGGTTGAGCTTTGTACACGTGTTGGAACCTCATGCATTTGAAGGACAAGAGGCAAAATATTCTACGATGTTAATTATCTCGAAAGATGACAAGGAAACATTAAAGGCAATGAACAGTGCAATTAAAGCGGCTTACGAAGCAGGGAAATCAGACAAGTTGAAAGGTGTTAAATTTGATCGTTTGAAAACTTCTCTGCGTGATGGCGATGAAGAAATGGATACAGAAGAGCGTCCTGAATTTGAAAATGCGATGTTCATTAATGTCTCTTCTAAAACGAAACCCCAAGTAGTGAAGCGTGAAGATGGCATGCTTGTTAAAACGGATGATGCGGACGATGTTTACTCTGGCGTCTATGCGATTGCGTCAATCAACTTTTACGCATACAACACAGCAGGAAATAAAGGCGTAACTGCTGGTCTGAATAACATTTTGACAACAGGAAAAGGTGACTTCCTTGGTGGACGTGCCAACGCTGAATCTGATTTCGGTGATCTTGACTGGGATGAAGAAGAAGACAGCAATGACGATGACATGTTTGCATAAAAAAGTAAATAGGGGGCTGCAAAGCCTCCTATTCTTTTAAAGGTAGGTGTACAAAATGAATACCTTAAATATTGATATTGAGACGTATTCAGATGAAGATCTGACAAAAGTGGGTGTCTACAAATATGCGGACAGTTCAAACTTTGAAATATTGCTTTTTGCCTATTCTGTCGATGGTGGAACTGTTGAATGCGAAGACATGACAATCAGTGAAATTCCGGAAGATGTACTGCATGCATTAACGGATAAAAATGTTCTCAAGATTGCTTTTAATGCGCAATTTGAACGAGTTTGCTTATCTAAACATTTAGGAATTCCTTACTATTTAGATCCAGAACAATGGCATTGTACGATGGTCCATGCGAATGAATTAGGCTTACCTGCTTCATTAGGCCAATGTGCAAAATACTTGAATATTGAACAACAAAAAGATACTCGTGGGACACAATTAATTAATTATTTTTCGAAACCTTGCAAACCGACTAAGGCAAATGGGATGCGGACAAGAAATCTTCCTGATCATGATCCAGAAAAATGGCAGACGTTTACCGATTATTGTATCCAAGATGTAGTGGTTGAAATGGCGATAGCGGACAAATTAAATCGTTTCCCAGTAAAAGAAAGTGAATGGTCACTTTATTCACTGGACCAACGGATTAATGATCGTGGGGCTGAAATCGATCACGAACTTGCCAGCGCAGCGATTGAAATCATGGAAGAATTAACAACTAAAAATATGGAAGAACTCAAGCAAGTGACTGGTTTAGAAAATCCCAATAGCTTGAAACAATTAAAAGAGTGGCTAAAAGAGCAAGGAGCCACTTTTGAGACACTTGGTAAAGAGTTAGTTACCGCGGCGGTCAATAGTGGTAACTTGCCAGAAAACGTTGAGAGGGCGTTAAGAATACGGTTGAATCTTTCAAATTCAAGCACGAAAAAATATCTCATGATGGATGGTGCCCGATGTCGTGATGGACGAATTCATGGCATTTTGCAATTTTATGGAGCTAACCGAACGGGGCGTTGGGCTGGAAGATTGTTACAAGTTCAAAATCTGCCGAGAAACTACTTGGATGAAATCGGCTTTGCAAGAGAATTGATCAAAGCTAAAGATACGGAAGCAATTGAGTGGATGTATGAGAGTGTACCGGATACTTTGAAACAATTGATCCGAACAGGATTGGTCGCAAAAGAAGGGCATCGATTTATCATTAGTGACTTTTCAGCGATTGAAGCCCGTGTGATTGCTTGGTATGCAAATCAAGAGTGGGTACTTGATGTATTTCGAACGCACGGGAAAATCTATGAAGCGACTGCGGCACAGATGTTTCACCTTGGGGAGGTAGAAAGCTATGACTGGAAAAATAATGAAGGTAAAGCTATGCGGCAACGGGGAAAGGTGGCAACTCTGGCATTAGGATATCAAGGTGGTCCTGGTGCGCTAAAAGCAATGGGGGCGCTAGATAACGGTATTGAAGAACATGAATTGCAGGATATCGTCGATCGATGGCGAGATGCAAACAAACGCATTCGCTCGTTTTGGTATGACACACAAAAAGCAGTCATTGCTTGCCTTCAAAATGGGGGCATTAAAAAAGGTCCTAAAGGGTTGAAGTTCTACAAAAAAAGCGGGTTTCTTTTCATTCAGCTGCCAAGTGGTCGCAAACTTGCTTATGCAAAAGCGCATCTAGAAGAAGGAAACTATGGCCCAGCAATCTTTTATGAAGGACAGGGGGACAAAGTTGTTTTCACGAAACAGCAGACCTATGGTGGAAAGCTGGTGGAAAACATTGTCCAAGCGACCGCCAGAGATATTTTAGCAGAAGCAATGATAAGACTGGAAAAAGAGGGGTACCCTGTTGTCTTTCATGTACACGATGAGGCTGTTGCAGAAGTTCCAGATGGTGTGCATTCCGTTGAAGAAATGAATCAAATCATGTCAGTTGTACCTAAATGGGCAGAAGGATTACCGTTAGCGGCAGCCGGTTTTGAGACAAAATACTACATGAAAGATTAGGTGATCCCATGAAATGCAATCGGTGCAATGGCGAAAGGATTATTTGGGGTAAAGATAGATTTGACCGGTCTGTAGCAATCAACTGTCCGGTCTGCAATAAAGATGGTGTTGCTGTTCGCAAAGAAACGAAGGAGTGGGGAAATGGACATTCTCGAAGTATTTTGGACAAACGTTGACCGACAAAGAAAAAATAGATCTGTATTTTTAAGGCAATCGCACGAAAACGCTCGAAAGAAGAGAGCAGGCATTAAGCTTCGGACGGTCGAAGAAATAGCTAAGTGTCTGGAAATTGATGATTATTCGGTACTTTTTAAAAAGGTTGAGAGTCGGTAATCGGAAGAAATACACAACTAGGAGGAAAATAAAATGGTACTACAAAAACCAGTTTACAAAGTTAAAGAAGAATGTGATTTAAATCGTCTGTATAAAGAAAGAAAAGTGGCTAACGCAGAACTCAATAAAGCACTTGCTGAAATTTCTAAGAAGTACCCGTTAACGGATCAAGCTTTAGGCGTTTGGAGCGAAAGTCAAATAGGTATTAGAGTTGGAACTGACGCTGAAAAAGAATTCGATTCTGAATTGAAAAAGGGTGATGTTCAAGGATTTAGACCATTTAAAAAAACTAGCAAAACTGCAAAATTAATTTTAGAAGAGTATGGGAATATTTTCAAAAACCATTCACATGCTAGTAGTGGTTTTAGATTCGAATTGGTAACCTTTTTTGGCATCAATAACGTAAAGAGAATTCAAACGATTGAAGATATTATTTATTTAAACTTAGATCGAGGTTTGGAAGATCACGCTGAAATGCTGGAGGAAATTGATTATCCAGATTATCTAGGGCTTTGCATTGAGTTAGAAAAGGAAAATTGAAAACTGATTCCACTATCCACCAAAATAACCAACTAAGAAAGGAGCAAAAAATGAAAAATGTCTATAAAGTTATTTTGATCATACTTGTTTTTCTGGTAGTTGCAACATTCTCATACACGATTAAAAATCAGCAGAACAAGATTGCTGAACTGGAATCAGAACTGCAACTGCTGGAAACTAAGTACAAGATTATTATCAATGACCCATTAACTAGGGATGCTATGGAAGCAGGAGGGTAATCATGGGTTATGCAGTCTTAGGATTTTCTGGATTCGTGGTCATTATGGTCATTTCGGTGATCATTGGTAAAAAAATGGATGAAAAAGAGGGAAAGCAAATGAAAAAACTATTATTGATTATTTTGGCATCGATTGGTGTATTTGTATTAGCTGGTTGCAACGATGCAGATGTCGCTTCAAATAATCTTAGTCAAGATGCGGATAACTTCAAAATTCTACGCAAGGTGACCTTTATCAATACGATCACTGACGAAGTATTATATACAGTCGAGGGTAATTTTTCAATCACTGCAGACACGACAGACAACCAACTGGAGATTACTGCTAAGACAGGCGAAGACGAATTTCAAAAACATTTTCTTGGGTTATCGCCAACTACTGTGTATATCGTAGAACAACAAGAGTGGACAGAAGCTAATCAGTATCGGTTTAAAATCACCTTGAAACCTAGTGCATTGATACCAGATGTCGAAGTTAGGTAATTTACAAAATACTTATTTTTTTGAAACTTGAAACAAGGAAAGGAATGGTTGAGAGATGGAACAACCTAAAAAGTTGCCAAATCTGAAATACAACGGTGAGATCCATCTCGCCATTGGTAGTTCCAAAACAGAAAAGAAATGGAAAAATCGTAGCCAAAACTGGTCAGATTTTCTACAACGTTTAGCAACACCTACTGTTACACAAGAGACAGTCAGCGATTACAAAAAGATGCCCAAGTCGCGCAAAGACGATATCAAAGATGTTGGCGGCTTTGTCGGTGGCTGGTTAAAAGAGGGGAAGCGAAAACGGGGACATGCGCAGCAGCGCAGTCTGGTTACGCTAGATGCAGATAGCACAACGTTGGATTTCTGGGAAGACGTCAAGTTGTTGTTTGATCATGCAGCCGCCATTTATACGACGCATAGCCATTTAGTTAAAGGTCCGCGTTATCGCTTGATCATTCCACTAGAACGGCCTGTAACAGCGGAAGAATATGAGCCATTAGCCCGCAAGTTAGCAGAAATTTTTGGGATGGACAATTTTGACGATACGACCTATCAAGCAGAGCGATTGATGTATTTCCCTAGCCATTCATTGGATGGCGAATATTTTACAGATTACTTGGATTTGCCTTGGGTAGATCCGGATGAGGTTTTGGCAGGGTATGAGGATTGGCGCGATTCCAGTTTTTGGCCAGAGAGCAGCCGAGGGCATTCAATCAGGGAAAGCCAAGCTAAAAAAGCCGGAGATCCGCTAGAGAAGAAAGGCGTTGTTGGGGCATTTTGTCGGTCGTATGATATCGTGTCTGCGATAGAAACTTTCTTGCCGGAAATATACGGACCCACAGGTCGCGATGATCGCTGGACATATTTGGGTGGGTCCACCAGCGGCGGTTTGGTCATTTATGATGACAAGTTTGCCTACAGCCATCACGGAACTGATCCAGTTGGTGATCAACTGGTGAATGCTTTTGACCTCGTGCGTATTCATAAATTTGGTGATTTAGATGATGATGCTAAAGCTGGTACGCCGCCGCAAAAAATGAAAAGCTATCGGGCCATGAACGAGTTCCTTCAAGAAGATGAGCTGGTCATGGGACAGATGCAAAAAGAGCGGCTAGGTGAGGCGCTTGAAGAATTCGATGCATTTGAAATCAATGAGGAAGAATCCATCCAAACCAAATGGCTTACTTTTGATCAAAACGGGGCACCAGTGATCAACACGTACTTATTGGCGCAAGAAGTGTTGTCCGAAATTCCTATCTTTTATGATGGTTCTGAATTTTTAAGGTACGATCCTTCTTCTGGAATTTGGTGTGGTGGGGTCGATGAATTTTTAAGAAGCTATATCACGAACAAAAAACTGATCAAAGAATCAAAAATCCGCTATATCACTGAGACGATCGCCAGTATTAAGAACCTCGCTTATACTGAGAACGAATTTCACGAAATGGATCTGAACAAGTTGGTCCTAGCAAACGGAGTGTATGACATTAAAAAAGATTCCTTTTCTCCAGGGTTTGATAAAAAACTCTATGCCCGTGTCTCGCACCCAGTAATTTATGACTTTTCTGCAGACTGTCCGGTATTTGACGGATTTTTAAAGCGAATCGTCGGGGAGGAAAATGCAGACTTTGTCTACGAGTGGTTTGGCTACAATTTTTATCGCGAGTACAATTTCCAAAAAATGTTGTTTATTCACGGGAAAGCCGGTACGGGGAAATCAACTTTAGTAAATATTTTGAAAGATATGATCGGCCGTGACAATTACTCCGCTGTTACGTTGAAAAACCTGATGAACGAACGATTTGCGCCGGCAGGATTATACCGAAAGACAGCAAACTTTGATACCGATGCAAAGCCTGAGTACCTAGCAGATGGTTCTTTATTAAAACAGCTTACTGGTGAAGATACGATTTACGCGGATCGAAAAAACTTAGATCCGATCTATTTCTACAATTATGCAAAGTTGACCTTCGCAATGAACGAGCTTCCGGCCATGCGTGATTTCAGTGGAGGGCTTAAGCGTCGTCTGATTATCCTGAACATTGATGAGGTGTTGACTAAAGAGGTAAAGGGGCAATTTCCTTTGGCTGTGATGAAGCAGGAAACGGCGGGGATCTTTAATAAAGCGATGCAGGGATTGCGTCGTGCATTTAATCAGAATGGTTTTTCTGTTTCAAATGGGATGCTAGATAACGTGGAAAAATGGGTCCAAGGCAATGATGTGCTATCACTTTTTATCGAGGATGAATGTGAGTTGGGGGATGATAAGAAAACCCCAGCAGCGGAAGCCTATAGTGATTATGTCACCTATTGTAAAGGTTCTGGGTATAAACCGATGACCAGAAACAATTTTGTTAATCGGATGAAGGAACTTGGATTTGAAAATAAGCCGACAAGAGTAGACGGAAAAGTCGTGAAATGTTGGCAGGGAATTGATACGGGGAATGCAGGATTTTAGCGTAACTTTAATGTAACTTTTGACGAAAAAAAAAGGTTACAGTCCTGAAAATGTAACTTTGTAACCGGAAATCTGAGCTATAAAAAAATTAATCAGATAAAAAGAAGAGTTACAAAGTTATATTTTCTTAAAAAGTAACTTTAAAAAGTTACAAAAAGCGCGAAAAGTTACACAAAAGTTACGGTGTAAATCCCCATGTACCAGTATATACAGCATGTATGTAACTTTGTAACCTTTTTTTCTATCTTCTCCTCTTAAAAGAAATAAAGAATATATATATAAACATTATATGTATCCCCCCTTTTATTCCTATATAAAGCCTGAGTGAGTTGAAAAAAAAAGTTACATAAAAGGAGGATCCCATGCAAATAGAAAACGACATTGAAAACTATCTTGTCAGACAAGTGAAGAAAATCGGCGGTCTGTGTTACAAGTGGGTCAGCCCAGGCACAAGAGGCGTACCAGACAGGATTGTAATATTTCGAGGCAATACATTGTTTGTCGAATTGAAAAGACCAGGAGCGTCTTTACGAAAAAATCAGAGGAAAATAAAAAGCTATATCAATCAACAAGGCGTTGATGTGTACGCTATCGATACAAAAACCGAGGTTGACCAATTTATTCAAGAATTGAAAACAGGTGATAAAAAACATGAAATGTGAACTGCATCCGTACCAAGAGTATTCAAAGAATTTCATTTTGGACAATCCCTATTGTGCACTGCTTTTAGATATGGGATTAGGCAAGACATTATCCAGTTTGACTGCCATCGAAGAGCTATTGAATACATTCGAAACAATCGAAAATGTACTGGTGATCGCCCCACTTTCTGTGGCAGAAAAAACTTGGACAGATGAAATTGAAAAGTGGGACCATTTGAACCATTTGACTTTTTCCAAGATCTTAGGCAGCCAAAAGCAAAGACTAGATGCCTTAAATAAAAAAGCGGACGTGTACTTAATCAATCGTGAAAATGTGGAATGGTTGGTTAATCATTATCAGCGACGGTGGCCATTTAAAACGGTCATCATTGACGAGTTATCCAGTTTTAAATCAAGTAGTGCCAAACGTTTTAAAGCTTTACGAAAGGTTCGACCTATGATGGAACGAGTAATTGGTTTAACAGGAACGCCATCACCGAACGGACTTCTGGATTTATGGCCACAGATCTATTTATTGGACCAAGGCGAGAGATTGGGGAAAACAATCACCCAGTACCGCAATAGATACTTTATCCCCGCACAAAAAAATGGGCACATCGTATACAGCTGGCAACTGATACCAGGAGCAGAAGAGGAGATCTACAAAAAAATCAGTGACATCTGTGTCAGTATGAAAGCCAAAGATTATTTGAATTTACCTCAACGAATAGACAATGATGTCGAGGTTGAACTGTCAGCGAAGGACCGAAAGCGATACAAAGAACTAGAACGAGAGTATGTGTTAGAACTTGAAGAATCCGATGTGGTTGCCAGCAATGCCGCCACACTTTCTAATAAGCTTTTACAGCTGGCTAATGGCGCGATATATGACGAATTCAGTAATGGATGGGAAATTCATCAGGAAAAGCTGAACGCTTTAGAACGAATCGTTGAAGAGGCACAAGGGCAGCCAATCCTGGTCTTTTATCAATACAAACACGATTTAGATCGGTTGCTGACGCGTTTCAAACAAGCGAAAAAATTTGATGTGTCCGACGGAGATATTCAAAAATGGAATGAAGGCAAGCTGCCTTTGCTTTTAGCACATCCGCAATCTGCAGGTCATGGCTTGAATTTACAACAGGGTGGGCATATCATCGTCTGGTTTGGGCTTACGTGGTCCCTAGAATTTTACCAACAAGCCAATGCAAGATTAGATCGACAGGGTCAAAAACAGCCCGTGATCGTCCATCACCTAGTGGCTAAAGACACGATTGATGAACAGGTAATCAGTGCTTTGCAAAACAAAGAAGTTGGCCAAGAAGCATTAATGGCAGCAGTAAAAGCAAAGATAAAGGAATATGGGGGTAAAAATTAATGGCTAAAACGAACAATTTGACGAAACACCAGTTAGAAATTATTGCAGAAGCTGTTTTAAGAGAGCACCAAAAACAAGAAAATAAAACAAATCTTTCTTCAAAAGATTGGCGATTGAGGAATACACGATTACTTTTAAAAAATTATCACTTGTTAGAAAAGCATTGTGAGGGCATCGTGGAAGATTTAGAAGATTATGGGGAAGTAATTTTTGATCCCGAGGAACTAAATCTTCGCGCACTGATGAAGTACAAATTTAAGACAAAAAAGATGTTAGATTATTTCAACAGTACTTGGGGCTCTTACCAAAGTTTTTGTAAAAACAAAGGAGAAGCCACGCAAAGAAGATGTGACATTCTTTATAAATTATATATATCATCCGATGATTCTAGAAAAGTTAAAATCGCTGAATTATATGGATTGGACGAACGGACTATAAGAAGGGATGAAAAAAAAGCGATAGAAGAACTTTCCATTTTTTTATTTGGTATCGATAGCTTAGCTGATTTGGAAGGGCTTGTTTTATAGATGTCCGAATGATGGTATTGAAAGCGCCGATTTTAAAGTTCATAATAGTATTATGAAAAATTATGATTAAAGTAAGGACATTTTCCGCAAGGAGAGTGTCTTTTTTTTCGTGTTGAGAAAGGAGTGTGGCATTTATGGCCAAACTTAGTCCCAAGCAGCAGCTGTTCGCCGATGAGTATTTGATTGACCTAAATGCCACGCAAGCTGCTATTCGAGCAGGTTATAGCCCAAAAACAGCAAAAGAGATAGGTTCTGAAAACCTAACAAAACCTAACATTCGCACATACATTGATCAGAAAATGGCTGACCGATCGAGACGCACCGGAATAAGTCAGGATCGTGTGCTTCAAGAATTAGCTAGAATTGCTTTTGTACAAATCCCCGATGTGATTGACGTTGAGACTGCAAGAGTTAATGAGTCAGCATCTCCTGATGACTTGGCAGTAATTCAAGGAATCAAAGTAAAAGAATCTTGGGGCGACAAGGGATCAAGTGTTGAAAGAGAAGTGAAAATAGCTGACAAAGGAAAGGCGCTTGAAATGATAGGTCGTCATTTAGGAATGTTCAACGACAAGCAGGAACTAAATATCAAATCAGTGACTTTTGTGGATGATGTGCCACTTGATGACGATGACTGAAATAAAAGTTTCCTTATCAAAAACGCTAGGGAAAGGGTATAATCGTTTCTTTCACAGTCGCAATTTTTATCGTGCAGTAAAGGGATCACGCGGTAGCAAAAAGTCAAAATCAACTGCACTGTGCTATATTCACGATATCTTAAAATATCCATGGGCAAATTTGTTGGTTATCCGTCGTTTTTCTAATACAAATAAGCAATCGACTTACACCGATTTTAAATGGGCAGCTAACCGATTGCAGGTATCTCATTTGTTTAAGTTTAATGAGTCACTTCCGGAAATCACTGTAAAGGCTACAGGGCAAAAAATCCTTTTTCGTGGGCTGGATGATGAACTAAAAATCACATCCATTACTGTTGATGTCGGAATTCTTTGTTGGGCGTGGTTTGAAGAAGCTTATCAAATTGAAAGTCAATCTAAGTTTGATACAGTTGTCGAGTCGATCCGTGGTATGTATGATGCACCAGATTTTTATAAACAAATTACTGTCACTTTTAATCCGTGGAGCGAGCATTCATGGCTAAAAGGGGCTTTTTTTGATGAAAAAACAAGTTACAAAGACGTGTTTTCAGACACAACTACTTTTAGAGATAACGAATGGTTAGACGACCAGGACAGAAACAGGTATTTGGACCTATACAGAACTAACCCAAGGCGTGCAGTTGTTGTTTGTGACGGCGATTGGGGGATTGCTGAAGGCTTAGTCTTTGATGGTTGCTATGAGGTTAAAGATTTTGATATCGAAGCGAAGAAACATGAGATAGGTTTGACGATACACGGTATGGACTTTGGTTTTACAAATGATCCAACGACTTTACCTAGTGCCATTTTTGATGAAAAGAACCAGGAACTGTGGATCTACGACGAACTTTACAAAAAAGGGCTACTAATCAATGACCTGATTAAAGAAGTCGAGAAAAGGGAACTTACAAAAGCTGTTATTCGAGCGGATAGTGCAAGCCCTCAAATGATTGCTGAATTAAAAAATCGCGGTGTTAGCCGAATTACAGGAGCTGTAAAAGGCAAAGACTCGGTAGAACACGGGATAATTTTTATGCAAGGGCTCAAAATTTACATCCATCCATCGTGTGTTAAAACCCTAGAAGAATTCAATACGTATGTTTATCAGCAGGATAAAACGGGTAAATGGTTGAACAAACCGGTAGATGCGAATAACCATATCATTGATGCTTTGCGATATGCATTAGAACCTTACATGAAATCTCAAGGTGGCTGGTTATATTAGAGGAAAGGAGTGATTCTTCATTGGATCCAAAATATTTTTTATCTCAGGAACCCAAGACGTTAGCATCTGCAGTGCAACAAGCAGTTAATTCAGATCGTACAGCAAGCTATAAGCGAAAAATGCGTAAGGGTGTCGATTATTACCAATACAAACATGACATTTTACACTTCCGATTGTTCTATATGGACAATGAAGGCAAAGTACATGAAGAAACTTCCAGAAGCAATATCAAAATACCACATGGCTATTTGACAGAGCTGATTGATCAAAAGGTCCAATACTTATTGTCAAATCCTGTTGAAATCAATACAGAGCAAAAAGGGCTGCAAGAATTACTTGATCAATACATTGACGAGGATTTCCAGTTGATGCTGCAAGAATTGGTCGAAGGTGGCAGCCAAAAGGGTTATGAATTCGTTTATACAAAGCTAGGTGAGGATCGCTTGTCTTTCCAAGTGGCTGATAGCCTAAAAGTAATTGAAATCTATGATGCAGATTACAATTTGATTGCTATTATCCGCTATTACGATACCGACATATACCAAGACGGCAAAACGGTGCGTGTCACTCGATCGGAGTTATGGGATAGTGAGAAAGTCTGGTATTTCATCAGTGAGGGCGGCTATCTGCAAAGTTTCAAGCTTGATCCTAAGGTAGAAGTCAATCCTTTGTACCATGACACAAGATTGAACCCTGAAACCAAAGAAGCATACGGGCGATCAATTGGGAATGCGCTTGGTGTTGGTGATTTTATTCCCTTTCTGCGATATGACAACAATAAATACCAAACTACTGATTTAGATCCAATCAAACCATTGATAGACGACTACGATTTAATGGCCTGCGCATTGTCCAATAACTTACAGGACTTTGATCAACCGTTTTTTGCAGTAAAAGGATTCAATGGTGACGGCTATGAACAATTGATCAATAACCTACGATCGCGTGGAGCCGTGGGTGTTGGAGATAACGGCGGTCTTGATGTCCATACTGTCAATATCCCCGTTGATGCTCGCAAAGCTAAATTGACGGTTGATAAAGAGGGTATCTACAAGTTTGGCATGGGATTTGATTCGTCACAGGTCGGTGATGGCAATGTTACCAATGTGGTAATTCAATCTAGATACACCTTGCTTGACCTAAAGTGTAATAAAGCAGAGATCCGCTTGCGAAAGATCATCAAACAAATGCTCGAATTGATCGTTGCAGATATCAATCAGCGCCATAATACTGCATATGATACGTCTGACCTTGAAATCAAGATCAGCCGGGACACAATGATCGATGAAACAGAAGTTGAGGAACGAGAAAAGACCAAGGCAGAGCGCAAACAGATCGAAATTGACAACATTTTGAATGCTGCTGTCCGTTTGGACGATGAAACGGTACTCAAATACATTTGCGAAGTCTTTGATCTCGATTATGAAGAAATTAAAAAGCTGATGGATGAACAAGACTATGAAGAGGAAGTGATTCCAATTGTCGAAGTACCAGAAGGAGATAGAATCACTACTCAATAAGTCTGAATCAAATGTCAGTCAAGAATTGCAAGCTTTGTATAAAGAATTGGCTAACGAAGTGACAAAGGAAATCATTGAACTGAATGATCAGATTGAAAAAGATGATAAATTCAGCAAGAAGCTTCAAAAGGAACGCCTTGAGTCGATCCGTAGTCAAATGTACACCAAAGCTAGCCAGCTCGAAGGAAACCAGCAACGTAGTATGTATGATTTTTTGACACGCGATGCAGGCACTGCTTACAACGAACTCTTTTATGAATTTGAAATGGCTGAGGAGATACCTCTTTCTTTTGCCATGCTAACAGAAAAGCAAATCACTACCATAATCAATACGCCAGTTGCAGGTAGAAAGCTTTCAACTCGATTAAAGGGTAATTCTAGCAAGATGAAGAAGAACCTTAACAGAGTGCTTACAAGGGGCTTTAGTAAAGGGTGGTCAACTCAAAAAATGGCTGCCCAAATTGCTGAAATCGGTGATGCCAATTATCGAAGAGCCATGAATATCGCTCGAACGGAATCAGGGCGTGTCACAAGTGTCACTCGTCAGCGGTCACAACAGCATGCCAAAGATCTTGGGATAAAAGCTGAGAAAAAGTGGGTATCAACACTAGATGGCGATACGCGTAATAATCATCGGAAATTGGATGGTCAAATCCGAGCAATCGATGAATATTTTGAAGTTGGTGGTTTGAAAACTTTGCAGCCACATATGTTCGGTATTGCTAGTGAGGATTGCAACTGTCGATGCCGTACAATCAATGTGATTAAAGGTTATGAGCCAAAACTGCGGCGTGACAATGCAACTGGTGAAGTTTCAGCTTATAAGAATTATCAAGAATGGATAAATAGTAAGAGGGAGGAATAAGCATGAAGGACTTTCATGAAGCGGTTTTAACTTTAAAAGTACCAACAAGCCTTGCAAGTGCGTACAAAAAAGCTATTGAAGATGAAAATAGTCGATATTTTGTTAAAAATGAACTGAAAGACTCAAACGGCGATGTCACACTTTCGGAGATCAAACCTGTATGGAACGGCAACCATGTGAGTGTACAAATTATTGAGTCTTTCCCTGAATCGACTTTGAAAATTGCTATGATTAGCCATACATTGCCTAACCTACAGCAATCAGTCAAATGGTATGAGGCGAACGGCGCTACAGTGGTTCACAAGAGCTGGGAGGAAGGGAAATGAGTCTAGTCAAGGCAGATATGATAGAAAAGAAACAAACATTTTCTATCAATGGCAATCCTGTCACAGCGGGCAAACCATTTGAACCAACATTTATCATTGGAAAACACACAGTAGATATACAGACATTGGAAAAGCTAATCGAGTTTGCCCAAAGCGGTAAATTAGATGAAATTATGTCATCAAAAGATTAAGGACCCGAATAGGTCTTTTTATTTTGTCCTGAATCATGACGCTATAAACTGGTTCATACTGTATTCGGCAGTATATCCGAAAATCCTAAGCGGAACCGACCGCTATATAAATGGTATAGGAGGAAAAGAACATGGAATGGATCAAAAGTATTTTAGAAAAGCATCGTAAGGAAGATGGCACTGTTGATTTAGACGCAGCTAATAAGGAAATTGATCAAGAATTTCCCAAAAATGCTGTTCCTAAGGATCAATACAACAACCTTTCTGACAGTTTGAAGACAGCCAAGGACACAATCAAAAGTTTAGAAGACAAGACAAAGGATAATCCGGATATCCAGAAAGAGCTTGATACTTATAAAACAAAGGCGCAAACTCTTGAAACTGAAAATAACCAACTGAAAATTGATTCCCAAGTGGAATCTGCACTACGTTCTGCTGGTACTAAGGATTTAGACTATGCCAAATTTAAACTGGGATCCTTTGAATTAGACAAAGATGGTAAGGTCAAAGATCTAGATAGTCGAGTAAAAGATTTACAAAAATCTATGCCTGACTACTTTCAAGCCAAGTCTGATGACAAAGATAAAGATGCTGCTAAAGACAAATTAGGTGGGTTCCAACGGATTGATGCGAAACCAGGAGAAGGACACCAATCTAAAAATGAACCAACATCTATTCGTGAAGCAATGGCACAAACAATGGAAGAACAACAAAACTAATTAAGGGAGGGCATACATTATGCCAGTTACATTAGAACAAGCAAAAGCAACCATGCAAGACAAAATTATCCAATCAGCAATTGACGAATTCCGTCGTAGTTCATTTCTGTTAGATCAATTGACGTTCGACGATGCTGTATCCCCTGGTACTGGTGGATCTACACTGGTTTATGGATACACTCAATTGAAAACACCATCAACTGCTGGTTTCCGTAAAATCAATACGGAGTACACACCCAATGAAGCAGATAGACAAGACAAATCTGTTAAATTGAAAATTTTTGGTGGATCATATGAAGTTGACCGTGTGATTCAAAATACATCTGGCCAACTAAATGAATCAGCATTCCAAATGGAGCAAAAAATCAAAGGTGCTGCAAACTTGTTCCACTATACTGCAATCAATGGTGACTCTGCAGTTGATGCGGATAGCTTTGACGGCTTAGACAAAATGTTGACAGGTTCGTCAACTGAATTAGGAACTGATGCAGTGACTGATTTAACAGATGTCTCTATGACTAAATACAAAATTTTAGAAACATTGGATGATTTCTTGTCAGAATTAGATGGCAAACCAACAATGTTGCTTGGAAATAACAAATTGATCAACATGATTCAGTCTGTTGCACGTCAAGCAGGCTATTTCACACGCACTGAAGATGCTTTTGGTAACAAAGTTGGCGGATATGACAATATCCCATTAGTTGACTTGGGCTATTTCTACAATGCCACTACCAAGAAAACGGATCCTATTGTTGAAATCGTTGAGCGCACGATCGGCGAAGATACAGTTGGCGGCTTGACTGACCTATATGCCGTATCATTAGGTTTAGATGGGTTCCACGGTGTTACACCACTTGGAACTGCTGGTATTACAGCGTATATGCCTAATTTCACAACGCCTGGTGCAGTTAAAAAAGGCGAAGTAGAAATGGTTGCTGGTGTAGCACTGAAGCAAACACGAAAAGCTGGCGTGTTGCGTAACTTGAAGGTTAGATAGGAGGATAAATCATGCAAATCAAAGCGCCTAATAAATCCTATACTGGTGAATCTTTTGGTGTCATGTTTCAACATGGCATCGGCAAAACTGATGATCCGTGGTTGATTTCTAGATTCAAAGAAAAAGGCTTCATCGTTGAAGAAGAGCCTGATGAAGTCAATACAGATGATCTGGAAAAGCAAATTGCCAAATTGGAAGCTGAAAACAAAGCATTGAAAAAGCAGATCAAAGAATCAAAAAAAGAAACAACTGATGCTGCTGCGAAAAAAGAGGATGGCAAATAAGCTGTCCTCTTTCCTTTAGAGAGGAGACAGACTTATGATCATATCCTTGGAAGATGCAAAGAAGATTTATCCTGATGCGACACAAGAGGATCTAGATGGTATCGAAAAATCAATTCGAATGCTGACTAATAATCCTTTTCAGAATCGGAAGGTTCGTTTTAAACAAATACGATTTGAAAATGAAACAACTATTGCTGTCTTGGGTGATATCCAAGGCCTTAGGGCAGAAGATACTATTCAAGTTTCAGGTAGTAAGTGGAACGATGGTCTGTATGTTGTGAGCAATATCGATGGGCAACTTATTAATCTAGAAAGAAACCCTAGATTGTTCACGGGGACAGATCCAGATGCGTTTTTGACCAAAGTTGAGTATCCGGCAGATATATTGTCAGGGGTTAGAAAACTCTTGACCTATGATGCTAAAATGCGCGATAAAGTTGGATTGAAATCCAAGACTGTTTCTCGAATGTCTGAGACTTACTATGATCAGAACAGCGGTGAGTCAGTCAATGGCTATCCAGCTGCTTTAATGTCTTTCATTAACAAATACAAGCTATTGAAATGGTAGGTGATTCGATGTTTTCCTTTGAAATCAGACGTGAACAGGAAACTGGTGAAAAAGATGAATTGAATCAGCCTATCGTTGAATGGCAGACGGTACACAAGCTTTTAGGTTGGTTGGATATGATCACTGGTTCTGATGAACAGACATATCAGAATAGCCTTCTGGCAACGTCTAGCCATATATTTTTAACAGAAGATACAAGCTTTGAAATCTTATCTACTGACCGCATCCTCAATCCAAGATCAGGAATTGAATACGAAATAACCTATGTCGATGATGTGATGGAGTTATCTGATCACCTTGAGATTTATTGTAAGAGGTGGGCTTGATGAAATTTCTTGATCACTCCGATGAAGCCAAAGAAGTTTTGAAACAAGCAACAATCCAATGGTTGTTTCAGGCATGCATGCTAGTTGAGGGCCAAGCCGTAGCATTAGCGGCTGTTCATACATCTAGACTAAGGAATTCCATTGATTATGTTGTTGATGAGGCGGAAATGATCGGTTATGTAGGAACAAATGTTGAGTATGCCATTTATGTAGAAATGGGTACTGGTGAATTTGCTGAAAATGGGATGGGTCGTAAAGGTGGTTGGGTGTATCAAGATCCAAGCGGGGAATGGTTCTTCACTTGGGGGCAAGAACCCCAACCCTATTTACGTCCAGCTTTTCGTAAAAACAAATCACAAATAGAAGCGTTAGCAAAAGAAATATTCGGAGGAATTTAGCTGATGAGCCAACGTATTGATGTAATTAACTATTTAACGGGGCTTTTCAGTGGGATTGTCCCCGAAACACATTACCTAAAGAACAAAAATAAAACTGTTGTGTATCCTTATCAAACCTTTTCTCTGACTGGTGAGCCGACTCATTTTGCAGGGCAAGGATTTTACATTGATATTGATCTGTTTGATAACAACAAGAGCGACGTAGCAATCGAAAAAGCATTGTCAGTAATGGTGGAAGCATTTAACAATGAGCCGTTCTATCAAGTGACAGATAAATTTTTGGTGCAGATACAGTATGATGCAGACAACGATGTGCCAACTGGATCAGATACTTTGCAACGTCGGAATATAAGGCTTTATGCCAAATTTGATTGGAGGATTTAGAATGGCAATTACTAGCGAGTCTTTACCTAAAAGCGGCTATACTGCTGATACACCCAAGCGCTACCTTTTAAATGCAGGTGCGTTAGTTCGGAACTTAACCTGGGATGCTACGGCTAAAAAGTGGACCTATGATCTCCTTGGTGCAACAAGCGGCGGATCTAAGTTGTCACTTAAAAATAATCTACGCCAAGTGGAAGTTGATGGTGTATTCACAACACCAGTAGGCGGCGACATGATCGAATCGAGCGAAGGAACCTTTGAAGTGAATGTCATTGAACACACTCGTGACAACGTCAAGATGGCCCTTTTTGCTGATGTAGAAGAATCGGATGACACAAAATATCCAGCCGGATACGATGTGATCACTCCTAAGCAGAAAATTGAAGAATCGGATTACATTGAAAATCTTGGTTATATCGGCACAATTAGCGGATCGGATAAGCCAGTTATTATCATCATGGATTTTGCTATCTGCACTTCTGGATTGGAATTTGAAGTGAAAGACAAAGCAGAAGCGATTTATCCGCTGACATTTGCTGCTCGTACGCCAATGGACGATGTGACTACCACCTCTTTACCAGTCAAGATCCTAATGCCCAAAGAGCCTGAATTAGAGCCGTAGAAAGGATGAGTACATTTGAAATATAAAGTAGTTTATCCATTTATTGAAAAAGGGGTCAAATATTGGTCAGGTGATATTTATACCAATGAAGACAAAAAACGAATCAAAGAATTATCTACTGAGAATAACAAACTGAAAAAAGTGTTAATTGAACCAATCGATGCCGATAGATCAAAGAAAGCATCGGTTGAAACAACCAAAAAAGTAGACGGTGCACCAGAGGAGGAAAAAGCCAAATGAGTGAAACTAATGATCAATTAAACATCGAACAGATTGAAGCCGCGAAAAAAGCTGCTGAGGTCAAAGCGGCTGAAAAGAACAATAAAATCAAAGAACGGCTGTTGGGGTATTCCATGCGGGAACTCCAAGCGGATGATTTATTTAAAGTGATCGAAATTGTACAAATTTTGAATGTCACTGAATTAGTCACTGAATTTTTGAAACAGAAAGACGCTGCTAAAATTCAAACTCAAAAAGCGCAAGGTTTGGCACTGGTAGCTAGTAAAAAATCTGAGGGTGAACAAGAATCACTTACAGAGCAAGTGAAAGCTATCCAATCAGATATCTCAGCACAAAGCTTCGATTTAGTAGCTAAGGCAGCGAAATTCATCATGAGCCATTCTAGTGAAATTAAAGTTGAACTAAATGGCCTTTTAGCAGATTTGACTGGGAAAACACCTGAAGAAATCGGAAAAACAAATATTGTTACCTACGGATTGCTGGTGAAGGATTTTTTCTTAAAGCCGGAATTACGAGAAGCGTTAGAATTGCTCTTTTAATTCAAAATCATGGTGGCATGCATAAGTTTAGGGACACGTTATTCAAAAGATATAACGATGTCTCTTTTTTGTTGTCCACGATCAAGTGGAAAGACTTGCCCGAATTTCTATCCGTGCTATTCGATGGTGAATTTGATGATCAACTGTGGCAAATCTATCTATCTAATCCGTTTCGTACTGATTCATTTGGTGATTTTAAACAAAAAATCATTGAAAGTGCTAAACCAAAAGAGCAGGTAGAAACAGAGGCTCAAAAAGCCGCTAAAAATGCATTAGCAATGCTAGAAGACCTGGGAGGTGATGGCTTTGGCGTTTAATGTCTTTGAAATGTTTGGGACCATTGATGCTGATAACCAAAAAGCAAATGATGCCATTGACGAAACAACAGGCAAAGCCGAAAAATCAACTTCCATGTTCAGCAAAATTGGCGGCGGTCTGAAAGTAATCGGTACTGGTATGGCGGTTGCAGCTGGTGTAGCAGGAGCGGCTGCAGTCGGCCTAAGTCAAAAAGTCATATCCGCTTACGCTGATTACGAACAGCTTGTTGGTGGGGTAGATACGCTGTTTGGTGATGCATCTAAAAAGGTGCAGCAATTCGCCGATGATGCATTTCTAACAGCTGGTCTATCAGCAAATGAGTACATGGAGACCGTCACAGGCTTTAGTGCTAGTTTGCTACAATCACTAGGTGGAGACACCTCAAAAGCAGCAGACGTGGCGAATCAAGCTGTAACTGATATGTCTGATAACGCCAATAAAATGGGTTCAGACATAGGTAGTATCCAAAATGCTTATCAAGGTTTCGCTAAACAAAACTACACCATGCTTGATAACCTAAAGCTCGGTTATGGTGGTACTCAAGAAGAAATGAAACGCCTCTTAGCCGACGCTGAAAAGATTTCTGGTATTAAATATGACATTTCTAGTTTTGCTGATGTCACAGAAGCTATCCACGTAATGCAAACAGAAATGGGGATCACAGGAACTACAGCACAAGAAGCAACAGAAACTATCAGCGGATCACTTGCTGGTATGGGATCAGCGTGGCAAAATCTCCTAGCTGGAATGGGTAATGCGGACGCTGACGTAGGCAAGCTGGTTGATAATCTAGTTGAACAGTTCGGTTACGTCGTAAAAAATATTACGCCCGTTCTGGGAAATATTGTATCTGCTTTACCTGGACTGTTGAATGGATTACTCACGGCGGTTGCTGATTTATTGCCAACTTTACTATCCGCGGTTACCGATCTGTTTAATCAAGTATTGCAAACATTGTTAACATTACTACCAGGATTGATTCCTGTAGTGGTTGATACTTTATTGAGCCTTGTACAGACAATCGTTGACAATCTACCACTGTTTATTGATGTGGCCATGCAGATTATTACGGCATTAGTTACAGGTATTGCTCAAGCTTTACCAACGTTGATCCCGGCAGCAGTACAAGCATTGATAACAATCGTGCAAGGATTAATCAATAACTTACCTATGCTGTTGGATGCGGCGTTGCAATTGATTGTAGGTTTAGCACAAGGACTAATTACAGCGTTACCTATGTTGATTCAAGCATTACCGACTATTATCAATAGTTTGGTAAGTTTCTTTATTGGAGCCATTCCGATGATCATTGAAGCGGGTATACAGTTATTAGTTGCTTTGGTAGAGGCGTTACCAACGATCATTCAAGCGATTGTTAAAGCCATTCCTCAAATTATAACCTCAGTGGTTCGTGCGTTTAGTGATGCAACTCCAGAATTAATTAATGCAGGCGTTACGCTATTTATCGCATTGGTGGAGAATTTACCACAGATTATCATTGCAATTGTGGCGGCAATACCACAAATTATGATAGCGGTTATTGACGGCTTTCTAAGCTACCTTTCTGAATTAGGAAATGTAGGGTGGAAATTAATTACAGGCTTCATCGATGAATTCACTTCTGTGGATTGGGGTGAAGTCGGTATGAATATTATCAGGGGAATCGGTCAAGGAATCAGCAATGCTGCTGGAGGTCTTTGGGATGCTGCCAAAGGGGTTCTTGGCGGATTCAAAGATAATGTTCTTGGTTTCTTTGGTATTCACTCTCCTTCACGATGGGGACGAGACGCTGTTGGTAAATGGATTCCTCGTGGTATTGCAGGCGGAATTGAGCAAGATGCTTACACTATGCAAGATGCACTGACTGACGCAGCGAATAAACTAACTTTTGACACAAGCAGTTTAGGAGCAAATGTCGATTTGAGCCAAATTAATCCAAATACGATAAATCCAGAAGCAATCACAGATGACTTAGCAAACGGAAACGGAAACAAAAAATCAGGGGATATTTTTAATATTACTTTACAAGCCTTGGGCGAGTTAACAGATTTACAGCTGATGGACATGGCTAAGAAACTTGTCACATTTATCAAGGAATTAAAGGATAGAGAAGATGCATCTAAAGGAGGCGTATTGAGTGGGATTTAGACCAGGACAGTTTAAAATCAATGGCTTGGATAGCGAAGGGTTCAATACTTACTTACGTTCTAGACCACAACGTCTTTCTGCAGGACGTGTTATAGAGCTCAAGCCTAGGCCGGGCAATGATTCGGTTGTTGTGGATTTTGCCTACTACAAAAATGTCGAATGGAAAATACTTTGCAATGCGCAAGCGGATAATGTAGATGATGTATCACATTTAGAGGATCGTATTCGGTCTTGGTTAGATATGTCAAATTACTCTGATTTTATCTACAGTTTTGATACGCAGTATATCTACCAAGCGATTGTAGTAAGTCCTCCTGTGTTTACGGGTACACATAAAGACGCTAATTGGATACCATTTGAATTCACAATCAGTTTACGTCCTTTCAAGCAATCAAGAACAGGCCTTAAATGGTTGAACAATGAAACGAAAATACACAATAGCGAGCATTATCCTTCGAAGCCTAAAATTCAAATTTTAGGCTCGGGGGATATTTCTTTTTGGATCAACAATAACAAGTTTGAATTAACAAATATTGGTAATGAAATAATCATCGATTCTCAACTAGAAGAATCTTATCGTATCGTTGATGGGATTCTTGAGAGCCAAGATAACAAAACCAAGTTTATTGATTTTCCAAGTTTGCCTAAAGGTATGACAACTATAAAGTGGCAAGGAAACGTTTTGGAATTTAATTTGATGCCAAGGTGGTGGACAAAAGTTTGAAACCTAGAATATATGATCCGCTCGAAAAGGATTTTAGTCATAATGGGTTAGGAATTATGATTGATACAAGTCGTTGTGATGTTACTGAAGAAGCAAATGGGAAATATGAAGTTGAAATTGAACACCCATTAATCAGCCGATTTTCGGATTATTTTGAAAATGGGTACCAAATCAAAGCGAAACCCAATGATCAGGAGGACTATCATATCTTTGAGATCAAGAATACCTATAAAGACACCATAAGTAATACCATACTGATTTATGGGCAGTCACGTACGTATAAAATTGGAAATCGTGAAGTGCGTCATGTTGAAATCGATTCTAAAAATGGCGCAGAAGCGATGGCTGCTATTGAAAATGGAATGGATGAACCCAGTGATGTGAAACTATTTTCTGATATTCAAACTACCTCCAGCACAGTTTTTGAAGCCCGTAATGTGTTGAGCTGTATCTCAGGAGAACAAGGGAGTATGGTTCAATATTGGGGCGGAGAAATCAAACGAGAGCCATTTAAACTTTCTTTATTGAGAAGAAGAGGTCGGGATAATGTCGGGACTGTTCGATACGGAAAAGATTTAAATGGATTGAAGATCAAGTTTGAATGGTCAAGTATTGTAACGAAGGTGTTGCCCTATGCTGACTTGCAAAATAGCGAGGATGGAACGACTAAACGGATTTATGGAAATGCAGTTATGTCAGAATTAGCAACCAATTATCCGGATGTTTACGCTAAACATATTCAATTTACAGAAGAACAAGGGGTAAAAGATTTAACTAGTTTGAATCGAGTTGCCGCAAATTATTTTAAGTCTATCAATCCGGGTTCAGACAAGCCAAAAATCAGCATTGAGTTAGAAATTGAAAAACTGACTGATTCCGAAGAAGCAAAAGAGTTTTCCAAAATCAGAAACTACGGATTATTTGATACTTTTTCGGTTTACCACAGGCTCTATGACATCCACATTGACACAAAAATCACGAGTGTTGTTTACGATTCCTTAACTGAGAAAAACAAAAAAATCTATGCGGGCGACGCCCAGATGGCTTTTTACACCAAGCAAAATTATGAGCTGCAAGAGACTATCAAAACCTTGACGAAGAAAGGTTACATGTCTGAATTTGTTGATTATGTAACCAACCTGATCAATGGTGTTGAGGGCGGTAGCGTCTTGCAATACCCAAAGAATAAGCCACATACCACATATTATATGGATACTGATTCACGTGACACTGCAAAAGATGTGATTGCGCTAAATCATCAAGGCTTAGGATTTTCTAGAACAGGTTGGCTTGGTCCTTTTGTAAATGCTTGGAGTATAGATGGCACTTTAAATGCCGACTTTATTCGAGCAGGGAAGATTCGTACGAATATTATGGAAGTCTCATTCAACGGCATGGGTGATTTATTACGAATGGTATCTGGAACGTTGCAACTATGGAATGGTGAACTCAAAATTATGGAGCTGACCAAGAAGGGATTGCAATTTTGGAGTGGAGATAAGTCATTAGGAACCATCGGTACTGCTGGCGAACCTTTTCCGGACTTGGTGGATCAAGATGGACCTGTTTTGATGGACGGGAAAGCCTTGATGATTCGTGGTGATGCGGATAATGATTATATTGCACTATCTGCAAAAACTGGCACAGGGATCATTTTAGGAAATGGCAAAGGATTGTATCTAATTGATGATAATATTCGAATTATCGGAGATATAACTTTGTCTGGAAACTTTGATGTTCGTGGAGATTTAAAAATAAATGGACAGCAAGTATATCCTGGTGGATCTGGTGGCGGTGTTGGCCCTAGTGGATCAACGTACGATCCAATTAATATAGGCAGCAACATAATCGGCAATGCAAATATCGTTGCTTGGCTTGAAAAGTATACCAAACTCTATGGTATTTCGGATTATATTGGCTTAGCTTATGCGTTGATCATGGTAGAAAACCCTGGCACTGACGGAACAGATGACATCATGCAGTCTTCTGAATCAGCAGGCCATCCTGGTCCCGGATATCTTACAGGTGAAGCTTCAGTAAACCAAGGTTGTAAGCATTTAGCACAACAAATCAAGAATGGCCAAGATCAGAAGGTAGACATCTGGGGAGTAATGCAAGGATACAACTTCGGTAGTGCATATATCCCTTGGCTCTCAACCAGAGGTGGAGTAAATACCACCGATTTGGCTGAGGTTTATTCAAGAACTGTTGTTGCGCCATCCCTAGGAAATACAACTGGTGCAACATATCCATATGTGAATGCAGTATCTCAAGCAGATGGCAGAACTTATCTGTATGTAAATGGTGGTAACTTCCACTATGCTGCGATGATCCGACAGTATGTAAAAGTAAACGAAAGTGTAGGGTATGTAGTTCCTATTAGTAAACCAGTTACAGTGACTAGTGAGTTTGGCTATAGATACCATCCAATTACTGGATCATATGAGCTTCACAATGGAATTGACCTTGTAAACGGAAATGCCACCACGCCTATATATGCATCTGCCGCTGGCGAAGTGGTAATATCTGGAAGTTATCCCGATTGGTATGGAAACTATGTTGTTATTAAGCACTCTGACGGACTTTACACAGGATATGCACATTTGAGCCAACTAAATGTTAGCCAAGGTGATACAGTTAACCAAGGGCAGAAAATAGGCAATATGGGAACAACTGGTCCAAGTACTGGCCCGCATCTTCATTTTCAATTTTTTACAAATGGGCCTTGGCCAAGTTCGGATGATTTTATCAATCCGCGCGAACATATTGATTTTTAGGAGTGATGAATTTGGAACTAGATCAATTTAGAGATGTCGATTTAGTGATTGATTATGCGAACTATTCTTTTATAGAAAAGCAATTCGTTTCGCAAGGTGATTACAAGGGACGGACTTTAACTGTTCAAGTCACCAATAATGGCGTTGTCGGAGAAGTTCCGGGATTGATGTTAAATCTTAATTGGCATAATGAAGCGAGTGGGCTATCAGACTTGTCTGCTTTTTCTGTTTTAAATAAAGCCAATAGTATTTATCGGATTGAATATCCGCAACATATGATGACACCAGGAAAAGTTTTAGCTAGTGTTCAAGTGATTCAAAACGGGAAAGTAACGAATCTTAAACAATTCGAATTAACAGTTCAAGAATTGGCTGGTCAACCAGTAGGGATCGTAGAGAAGGCAGAATTTAGTGCATTAGTCGCTGTATTAGCTGATTCAAATAAATTTAGATCTGATATTGAGAGCTTAGAATTGATAAAAGCCGACAAATCACAAGTCGATGTTTTGATATCTGACAAAGTAGACAAAAGTGGGGCTGGACAAGTAAGATGGGCTAACATTGCGCAAGATGCAAGGGAGCAAATTTCAGGAGGGAAAACGGCTGTAGTTGGAACTGATTCGGTTTTAACAGAAAGTATTGTGGATGGAGTGGTTACGCAATCTAAATTAGGTTTTTCACCTTATAATAAACTAAGTTTCCAAAAAGCAAATTTTAATACTGAAGAATATTGTGGGTTTGATAAAAATGGAAACTATATGATCACTAAGGATGCTTCTGGCCAAGTTTTGCATAACTATAGATTATATGCTCAACAAAACGGTGTGGGGCAAGCTGTCAGGGTGGTTGGACAGCATATTAATGCTACAGAAACAACAAAAGCTTTTCTAGGTGTTAATGAAAACGAAATTATATTCGCAAATTTATTACAAAATCAGGTTTCTGGAAACTATGATATGGAATTCCACATGATTTCCAGAGGGGCTCTAGTAACAAATATTTTCCCTAAACTCACGAATATAGCAGATTCTGCTACAGTAAGGCTCCCGCACTCTCTTACTTTAAGGCAAATCGGAAACTACCTAGCTGTTTATTTCAATGAAACACTGATCCAAATTATTAATAGCAAAACTTACCTTGGCTCGCAATTTTCTGTGTCTGGTACCAATTATCGCGGAACTTTCAATAGTGGAGTTTCTAGAGTACGGACTATTTTTGCTGAGAATGCCATTTCTCCTTATATGCATATGTCAATCGATGATGTTAATAGCATATTAAGAGATATTCATGATAATCGAGCATCTTACACATCCATATTCGATAATGCTAACTTGGCTTTTCTAAAGTCAATGCATGAAAAATATGGAATTGTAGTCAGTCTGTACTTGTTTAAAGCAACCTCTTCTTTCGATATTTCCAATATGACAAGTAAATATAGGGTTGAATTTGCAGACAACGCTCATTGGTTGAAATTAGGTTTTCACTCTAGAGAGTCGGGTGTAAATTATAACGAAACGGATTCCGCAACTTTAATTGCAGATTATACAAGTGTTGTGAATGCAATCTATACTTTTGCAGTACCAGCTAATTTAGATGTTATTCCTCGTTTTGAAAACTTTGGCGTAAGTCTTGCAAACCAAAAAGCTTTATTAGCGAGTGGGCAGCCTTTCGAAGGGACTTATGGGGCAGATGATTCCAGAGATCTGAGCGCAGGCTTAACGGGGAATGCATTGACTCTAATACAGAATACGGATTATTATTTCGATCCTAAATTACAATTGTATTACCCTAGATCAGAGACAAGGATGGATAGTGCAACAAGTGAAAGTATCGTTTCTCAGCTTAATGTTCTTTCTAGAAATGTTGCTAATAATCGTGTTTTCGGAATGTTTTGGCATCAGGGCGCAGAGCTGAGGGCAGAACAACAAGCGGCCATTGAAACAGCGGCTGAATGGGCAGTTGACCATCAAATAAGATTTGATTTCCCTCAAAATAACAAGCCAACATTGTAGGAAAGTAGGGTAGAAATTGAGTATAAAAAATAAAAATCTTTCAAATAAAGCTTATGACGAAAGTAGTGTGGAGGAAAAAAGAATAATACACCGATTTATTGAATCTTTAAAAAATGATATCATTGTCGTAAAAATCAAAGGAGATAATGATGGAAATTTTAGGGATGAAAGAACAAGTGATAAAAACATTAGACACTCCATTAGGAAATAGAATTTCTATAAGCGCAGATTTTGAGATGCCAGAAAAATTAAACATGGAAATACTAATGGCCATAAAACTTGTGGAGTTAGAAATGGAGTCGCAAGGAATCAATATTGAAAAACTAAAGGGTGTGAACTTAATCATCCTTGCTTCAGGAGAAGTTAAGTTGAAAATGAGTAGTATAGGTAATTACATTCGTTTTTCTGTCATAGATTACTCTAAACTAGCAAATATTAGAAATGAGAGTGCTAGAATTGCTGTAATAATTGAAGAGTTAGTCCATAATTTTTGGAATTATAGCGATGAAGAAAAGATTAAACTGATTGATCTTAAAATTCTAAAAAGGTTTGATCACAAAGTTGAGCTTGAAGATATATTTGACATGAGTACTATAGAGGATTCTGAAAAAATTAATTATCTAGTACTTACACCCGAAAATTTTGATAAGTAGTAAATTAAGCACGCTCAATCGAGTGTGCTTTTTATTTTAGGGAAGTAGGTGACGTATGGTCGGTTGGGGGAAAATAGAATGAAAGAATTTTTGGAGATCAACAGCTTTTGGGCAGCGGTATTTGGTAGTGGCCTACTGGCTACCCTTTGGCGGGTGGGAACATGGGTCACCAAACTAGTTAAAGCTAAAAGAGCTGAGAATGAGCTTAGGGAACAAACAATCACAGCCTTAGAAACAGCGAATACGGAACAAGATAAACGCCTTAAAAATGTAGAGGATTATCAGGCGATGGCTGAAATTAGAAGCCAGAAAATCGTCAAGGCCGAGAAGGCTTCACTCCATAATCAAATATGGAACAAAGCGGATGAATACATCAAGCGTGGCTATATCACCGTTGGGGAGTTGAACAACTTTGATTATCTATTTGAAGCCTATAAGAATCTAGGCGGAAATGGAACTGGCGATACATTGCGTGCCAAGGTATCTAATTTAAGTGTACGTGATGAAGGGATTTTACAACAAAAAGAAATCGATGAACATTAGGAGGAAATATCATGAAAATGACAAATGAGCAATACGATTTAGCAAAGAAAGTCATCACGAAATGGTCCCCAGCTTTGGGTGTATTGATTGCTGGAATTGCAACTCTATACGGTTTTGACGCAACGAAAATCGTTGGGGTTATTTCTTTAGTTACAGCCTTTGCAGGTGTGGTGCTAGGTGTATCAAGCAATAATTACAATTCAACTGATTACGGTGACGGCCAAGAGTTCACAGATAAGAAGGAGTAGCCGTTGGCTGCTCTTTTCTTTTACAGAAAGGAAGATAATCATGGAAAGTAAACAAAATAAGGTAACCATTCCCATGAAAACAGGGGTATGGGAATGGTCAACTAAGGGTTTCGGTTTTAAGAAAGATCAAAAGCAAAACGATTTGGAGAAATCTCTTTCAAAGGATAATTGATGTAATAAGCAACTTTACCTTCTTTTACACCTGAAATCATGAGTAATTTAACTCCATTTGAATATTCAATAAAACTACCTTTTAAAGATGGTGTGTTAATTGTTGTAGCAATAGCATCAGAATCATTTTTAACAAAAGGTGTCTCAATGAAATGCTGTGTGTCTTTGAAAAAGTACTCATATTTTAGCTCTGTTGGGAAGATCATATATTTTCACCTCCTTATCAATTATTTCAGCCGACCACTTGCTGATAAGGAGATTATAGCAAAAAAATATTATCAAAAGGAGGAAATACCGATGAGTTTTATCAAATACGAGTATATCAATATTAATGAGTACTCAAGACCAGGTATCAGGAATAACGGTATCGATGGTATCATCATGCATTACACTGCCAATAAAGGTGGTACCGCACGTAATCACAAGAACTATTTTAATAATCTAAAAGGAACCTATGCTTCTGCTCAACTGTTTATAGATGATATTGAAGCACTCTGTATCATTCCCTTGAATGAAGTTGCATATCACGCTAACGAAATCAGCAAATACAATGCAGATGGTTCATGCTATCGTCCGCTGTATTCTAAGATAGGCAACGCCAACTATTCAACGATCGGTGTTGAAATGTGCCTAGACAAGAATGGAAACATTACGGAAAAGACATTCCAAAATGCTGTGAAGGCCGTTAAAGAATTGATCGCCATTTATCCTCATATTACGAGAGAGAAGATTTGGCGCCACTTTGACGTAACAGGCAAAAACTGCCCAGCTCCATGGGTAGCTAAACCAAGTGAGCTAGAACGATTCAAAGATGCGGTGTTTGGCAAGACTAGCGGTTCTAATTCAGCAGCTAAACCTAGTACACCATCTGCAAAACCAAGTACCAATAAAATCCCAGAAGATGGCATGTTTGGACCAAGTACTGCCAATAAAGCCATGAAGTACGAAGGTATCACACCAGATGACGAAATCAGCCATCAGTATCGGCAAGCGTGCAACAAGAACCTTTATGCGGCACAATTCGATAATACACTTAAAGGTTCAACACTGATTCGTACATGGCAGAAACGGTTGAAAGCAAAAGGTTTATACAATGGTGCGATCGATGGACTATGCGGAACAGAAATGATCAAAGCTATGCAGCGAGCCTTGAAGACTACAGTTGATGGATTTATCAGCCCTGTATCTAATATGGTCAAAGCATTGCAAGTAGCATTGAACAACAACAAGCTTCCGTGGTAAACAAATAGCCCGCTTTGGCGGGCTTGTACGTACATATTCAATATTCGTTTTACTTGCAGTAATTTAGTTTATGCTATACATTGTTAAGTGCGTGCAATACTTTATGAAGAGTAATTAGGCGGTGAAAACTTGGGGAAGTGTGCCTAATACTCTTCTTTTTTATTTTATCATTATTTCATTTTAATAGATATTATTGTTTAGAATATCGTCTAAAATACTTTTATGTTTTTCAGCATATTGTAATTGTAAATTCATGACACAATAGAGAAACTCCTTACTCAATTAGAGTAGGGGGCTTTTTTGTTGCTTATATAAAGGGATTAGCTTTAAAAGGTTTTATACTGTTTAATGTCAATAGGAACTTAGTCATGAACTCTTTTGGTTTTCTACTCGAAGGGTGGTAGCAATCTATAATAGGAATATCATGTGAAATAGAATAATTAAACCCATTTTGAACAATCACTTCATTATTTTTGGAATCATCTTCAAGAATATAATTCGTTAATATCCCGTAGTTTCCGCCACAAACAATTATATCAGGACTACATAGTTCAATTTGCTTTCTGATTAAGTCAGCATTATCTATAGCGATCTTCTCAAAATTATTCCAATCAGTATAAATACTTTTTGTATTAGGAGACTTCTTTAAATTGACCCATGCAATTTTGTTCAGATAAGTAATTCGGTTGTGTTTTTGACCGTTTATAAGACTCAAGTTGATTTGCTGGTCATCATTCCATTTGTAGATTAATTGAGTTAATCTTGTAATCATAGGAGCGGTACCTCGATAGTAACCACCGTCTCTGAGATAGTTTAAAAGTATATCTTCACGATTATAAAGATCTACCGGTTCACGAAGAATGAATAAAATCTTAATTGTATTATCTTCGGAAAAATAATGTTTTTCAGAAATTACTCCGTCTCTCCAAATGTTAATTTCAGTAGATGATGATAATATTTCATCGAGATGAGTTTGATAGTTAACCATTATTTCACCCTCAATGTATCACCAGGATACAACATGTAATTGTTCGGGTCGATGCCATTTAGTTCATAAAGTGTTTCCACTGAAATACCAACACGTGCAGCTATTTCTGGAGGACCTTCACCAGCTTGTACGGTTGTATATTCTTCAACAGGTTGAGATGGAGCACTATAACTCTCGTATGTTTGTTCCTGACTACTTACTGGAGCTTCTGCAGGTTGGACGCTTTCTTCTGAGTATGCAGTCTCATTTTCTGATGAGTAAGTTTGCGATTCTGCGGCAGTAGAACCAAATGGTGATTCTGTTAATTCCAAAGAAGCCGCCTTAGCATATTTTTCAACTAATTCTTGCGGTAGTTGACCATTAAATTGCATCAATACTAATTCATCTTCGTTAACAGCAGTGTAGGAGAACAGCATTGCTGAATCTTTTCCAAGATCATCATAATATTTTTTAGTCGCTTTTAAGTCATCTAGATTATCAAAAGTTAGTAAGCGAGCGTTTTGCTGCTCATCTTCGTTGTCAGTTTCAATTAAAGAAAAGATTTTCGCTTTTGTAGCCGACATAGGGGCAATGCCAAAATCTTCTTTAGTCATATCCCGTGGGTTGTAAACTACAAGGGATTGCTCCGAGAATGTCTCAATAATATCGTCTAGATTTGTGGCGGCTGATTCAGATGATACGGTTGTTTCTTCTGTGGATGATGACGAGCTTGTTTCAATTTCTTTCTTTTTCGTATAAGGTTTCAAAACAAGCTTTTCTGTATCTGATTCGTCTTTATTTTGTTTTTCATCAGGTGTGAAGACTATATTTTCATCTTCCTTTGAAACAATGTAATAAACAAAAGCCTCTTCATCATCTGTATCCTGAATTTTGATCGTATCTTTTTCTAAAACGTACTCAAGTTTATAGCTCATTTGATCTATGAGTTGTTTTGCTAAATCTTCACCTAATTGCTCCCATTCATCTTTTGCATTAGATGTCATACTGTCAGTATCGATGGATACCGACATTACATGATCAGAGAAAGATAAAAGCATATTTGGTTCATCTTCGCTCGAAGATTCTGCAATCCAATCATTTGCTTTTAAATCTTCTGTTGTAATCTTTTTGCCACAAGCGGCGAGAAAGAAAATAGCAATTAAAGCAAAAACTCCTAAACTAATCTTTTTCATGTTTATCCCCCTAAACCTATTTGAAAATATCCCATATACTAAACGTTGTTTTTCTATAAATCTTTGCTTTTGTTGATTTTATAGGTGATTTAGCAAATCCCATACCTTTCTTTCCATATCCTGGTATGATAGCTTTTTTGATTTTCCGTTTTGCTTTCCCAGTAGTTCTAGCCTTAAAACTTTTCTTAACACTTGGTTTTCTAAGACCTACTTTCATTTTTTAACCTCTTTTCATATTTTTATTTTATTGTATCAAAAAAGCCCTATCATAAGATAGAACTTTTTTTCTGTGGTGGGTATACTAAGATACCATTCCTGTGTACGTATTGATAAAGAAAAAAGGGCAGCAAAAGGGCAAAAGTAGTAATACTTTGTAAGATTATCGTGTTTTTCCACATAATTTATTACTATAATATAGCACTAAAAATATCGGTTTTACTGGCTTTTACGGGCATTGCGAAATCTGGGCGAAATCCTTGGGATCCAATGGGGGCTTTGGCGTAAGTCAGCAATTTCTAATGATTGCCTGAATATTTACTGAAAATTTTCAAAAAGACGAAATAAAAAAATAACGAACCAGTTGCCGCAATCCAACCGTTAGGAAAGCAGAAATCCTAGCAGCATGGGAGTGTGGCAACGGTTCTTTTTTTATTTACTGACAAAAAAGCGGTACCATCCCAGAAAAGTGGGAACTTATTTATTGTAAGATGAAGCAAACTTCTTTAAAATGGAATAGTCACTAATGATGCCACACGTCTCATTAGAGTGAACTGTTGAAGAATGGTCACTGGGAACCTTTACTTCCTCTGACAGACTTTGTCATGTTTATTGAACAAAAGGAGGATTCAAATGACAAATCTGTTAACTATTATTGTTGTTCTACTTTTTGCTGCCCTTATTTATGGGTTCTACTTATTGCAAAAACGTCACGTGAAGTTTTCTACGCGGGTCTTTGCGGCGTTGTTCGTCGGGATCGTTTTTGGTGGCGTGCTGCAGCTGATTTTTGGGACAGGCTCTGACGTTGTCACGCAAGCTCTTGACTGGATCACGATGGTCGGTAGCGGCTATGTAGCTCTCTTGCAAATGCTGATCATGCCCTTGATCTTCGTTTCGATCGTTGGTGCTTTCACCAAGATGAAAGAAAGCGAAAAAATCAAGAAGATCAGTTTTACGGTTCTTGCGACTTTGCTAGGGACAACGGCGATCGCTGCCTTGATCGGGATCGTGATGGTCATGGTCTTTGGTCTTGACGGTGCCAGCTTTACCGAAGGGGCAACGGAAACAGCGCGGATCGCAGAATTAGCGGAACGTTCGACACAAGTCCAAGACCTATCGATCCCACAACAAATCGTTTCCTTCATCCCAAGCAATGTCTTCGCCGACTTTGCGGGTACTCGTTCGACAAGTACGATCGGGGTCGTGATTTTCTCAGCCTTTGTTGGGATCGCCTTTCTTGGTGTCAAACGTAAATCACCGAAAGAAGCGGAAACTTTTGCGAATTTGATGGACAGCTTATATAAAATCGTGATGCGTATCGTCACGTTAGTTTTGCGCCTGACACCTTATGGCGTTTTGGCATTGATGACTAATGTATTAGCTTCAAGTGATTTTGAAGCCATCTTGAACTTAGGCAAATTTATCATCGCCTCTTATGCGGCTTTGATTTTGGTCTTACTCGTTCATTCATTATTGCTGATCGCTGTTCGGGTCAATCCAGTAACGTATTTCAAAAAGGCCTTTCCAGTCTTGAGCTTTGCCTTTACTTCTCGTTCAAGTGCTGGTGCCTTGCCATTGAACATCGAAACCCAAACCAAAGCGTTAGGTGTTGATGAAGCCACGGCTAACTTTGCAGGCAGCTTTGGGTTATCGATTGGTCAAAACGGCTGTGCGGGCGTGTATCCAGCGATGTTGGCAACGATCGTTGCACCAACGGTTGGGATCAATGTCTTTGATTGGCAGTTTATCCTGCTGCTAGTTGCAGTAGTTACGATCAGCTCATTCGGCGTTGCTGGTGTCGGCGGTGGCGCAACCTTTGCTTCATTGATCGTCTTAGGCTCAATGAACTTGCCGATCGCCATCGTAGGCTTAGTTATTTCTGTTGAACCATTGATCGATATGGCACGGACACTCGTTAATGTCAGCGACAGTATGGTTGCGGGAATGGTGACCAGCAGTCGTATCAACGAACTGGATCGTTCGATCTTAGATGATTCTGCCGCCGTGATCGAAGCCGAATAG